GTTCGATCCAGAAACAGGAAAGAGTACACTAGTTCCAGAAACCGATTCCTCCTCTGAAAATGGCTCTAACAAGAACGACAAAACTACTAGCAAAGATTGAATCATCTTATGGGAGTAATCCTTCTCCTGTAGCTGGTTCTAATGCTATTCAAGTTACTGATATAGAAGTAACTCCAATAGAATCTGACAATGTACAAGCACCTACCTTTCAAGGGTTTTTAGGTAACAGTACACAAGGAACACTTCTCGCTAACAAAAGAGTAGCTGTATCTTTTGGTGCTGAGTTGTCAGGATCAGGTGCAGCGGGTACTGCAAGTGCCTTATCACCTTTACTAAAAAGTTGCGGTTTAAGCGAGAGCATTGTGTCAAGTACCAGCGTTACTTACGCCCCTGTCAGTTCTTCTTTTTCTAGTTGTACAATTCTTTGTTTCTATGGTGCTACAAGGCACGTTATAACAGGTTGTAGAGGAACAGCTACTATTTCAATGGCAGCAGGTCAGTTTGCACAAATTAATTTCGAATTTACTGGTATTTATAACGCTCCAGATAGTACAGCGATGTCTGGTACATTTACAGTTGCTAACCAATCAGCAGCATTAGAAGTAAATGATACAAACATTACAACTGCAACATTTCATGGTGCTACATCACAAAGAATAGAATCTTTTGACTTAGCACTTAACAATGAAGTGCTATATAAAGAGACAGCATCTAGTCAAGAGGTATTGATTACTAATCGTGCGCCTGGTGGTACTGCTGTAATAGAAGAGCCAGTAAGAGCTACAACAGATTATTTTGCTAAAGCTGTTGCTACTGCTACAGGTAATACTTCTATTGTTCTTGGAGCTAGTGCAGGTAACATTGTTACTGTTAATGTTCCACAAACAGATATAACAGGAGTTACTCGTGCTGATACTGGTGGTGTAAACGCATTAAACCTACCGTACTTGGCATTACCTACAACAGCAGGTAATAATGAGCTAAGTATAGTAATGACTTAATTTATGCCATTAGTTTTTAAAAAAGTTACAGAATACGATTGGGATGTAACTGTACAGACACCTTATAAAGGTAAATTTAAGAAAGAAACATTTACGGCTAAATTTAAAAATGTTAGTCGTAAAGATTTCGATAAGATGATTGATGGTGGGGATGACAATTTTGTCAAAACTGTTCTTGTTGGTTGGTCTGGTATAAAGGATGAGGAAGGTAATGATGTGCCTTTTGATGACGATAATCTAGAAGCAGTAATGGAAAATCATTATATCGTGCAAGCAATTATTGTTGCTTATGGCGAAAGTATGAAAGGAGCTTCTGAAAAAAACTAAGAGAGGTTGCGAAGTATTGGGTACAGGGTGATGTCATAGATGAAACAGTAGAAGCTTTAAAAGCATTTGGTGCAACAGAAGAACAAATCGCAGCCGAACAACAAAATAAAAGAACAATAGATTGTATTGTTTGGGAAGAAAATAGAGAGATTGTAAATATGTTTTGGAAGCTTTCAACGCAATGGTATGTCAGTATGGCTGGATTAACTGGCATAAACTATAAATCTTTGGAATACTTGTGTAAAATATATACAGTTAAAGATTCTATTGCTATGTTTGAAGGAATACAGGTAATGGAATACGAAGCATTGAAAATTATGCAGAAGGATAAAAAATAATGGCAGACCAAACTACAAATTTAAAAGTTGTTTTTAAAACAGAAGGTTTAGAAAATCTACGTGGACTAAGTGGTGCTTTATCAAGAATGAGTAAAGGTGCAAAAGGTGCAGGTATTGAAGTAAAAGGTTTAATAAAAGAAATGAAGGCAAAAGAGAGAACACAAGTAAAAAGCATTAATAATACAAGGGCTTTATCTAATGGTTATAGAGAATTAGCGAGACAAGTAGATGTAAGTAGTCGTGAGTTTAGAGAAGCAACAAGGGAGGCAAATAGATTAGATAAATCATTAAGAAAAATGCAAAAAACTGCCAGTCGTGGAATGGGTGGTAGGTTACGAGGTGCTGCAAAAACTGTTGGTGCGATTGGTGCTGCTGGTATTTTTGGAGGAGCAGAAGGTGCAATTGGTGCAACTTTAGGTGGGATTTTTGGAGGTGGATTACCCGGTGCTGTAGTTGGAGGTGGTATTGGTGCAAGTCTTGGTGGTGCAAGAAGGGGTTTAGGTGAGCTGGGTACATATACAGCATCATTAAAAAAACAAAGATTAGCTTTAAAGCTAGTAATTGGTGATACTGAGAAATATGAAAAAGCACAACAATTCCTTGCAAAAACAAGTGAGGAATTAGCAATACCGCAAGATGTCATTGTAAGACAATTTACAGCATTAACAGCATCAGTAACAGGTGCTGGAAAATCAGTAGAAGAGGCACAAGATGTATTTAGATCTATTGCTGCTGGTATTAGAGGTACTGGTGGATCACTAGAAGATATGAGGTCAGCTATGGTAGCAACTGCACAGGTTTTCTCAAAAGGAAAAGTATCGGCAGAAGAGCTTAGACAACAACTCGGTGAACGCTTACCTGGGGCTTTTACATTGTTTGCTGCATCTATGGATATGACACCTCAAATGTTAGATAAAGCATTAGAACAAGGCAAAGTAACTCTTGATGACTTTCTAGGATTTAGTAAATTATTATTCGATGAATATGATAAAAATGCACAAATTCTTGCAAAATCCCCAGCAGCAGCAGGTGATAGGTTAGCTAAAGAGTTTGCAGATTTTAAAGAAAATTTTGGAGGATTGTTTGCAAATATAGGTGCATTATTTCAAGATGGTATATCAAATACTCTTAAATTTTTTAATAAAAATAAGGAAATTATAAAAAAGGGAGTTACTGATATTGTTAATATTTTTCAAGGTGTTGGTCGTGTATTAGGAAAAATTACATCTGATATTTTTGGTGTTGTATCTGGTGTATTTGATTTTTTTATTGGAAATATTAGAAAAGCTTTTAATAAGGTTGCTGAGATGGTAAATGCAATGATGGATGCATTAAAAGTTACTTTAGATGGTTTTAAGAAAATACCAGGATTGGGCAATATAATACAAAACTTTCAAGATTTTGATTTTAGGATAAAGCTTAGTGAAGGTAATCAAGAAGGTATACAAAACTTTTTACAACCAGTATTTGATTATAAAGATGAATTAGAAAAACTTTTTGAAGGAAAAGAAAATATGACTATTGAACAAGTATTTGGCACACCAGAATTTGATAAATTTGTAGAAAATGCAATAAAAGCTAAAGAAGCAACTAAAAATCTTAAAAAAGAGGTGAAGGAATTAGGAAAAACTACAAACGAAGTAATTGAAGGAATGAAAGGTGGTGTTAAAGAATATCTAGATTCGATAAAAACTATGGCTGAAGAAATGAAAGATGTAATGGGCAATGCTCTAAAAAGTCTTGAAGATTCATTAGTAGATTTTGTAATGACAGGTAAAGCGAATTTTAAAGATTTAGCAAGATCAATTATTGCTGATATGACAAGAATAATAATTAGACAAAAGGTAATGATGCCTTTGTTAAAAGGTATTAATAAAGCATTTAATTTAGGTTTAGATTTAAATGCTACTGGTGGTGTATTTGGTAAAGATGGGAAGATACAAGCATATGCAAAAGGGGGTGTTGTTACTGAACCAACATTTTTCCGTTATGGAGCAGCAGGTAATTTAGGTCTTATGGGTGAAGCTGGTATGCCAGAAGCAATACTACCTTTAAAACGTGGTCGTTCTGGTAATCTTGGTGTTGAAACGTCAGGTTCTGGAATGGGTAATGTTGTTGTTAATGTAGATGCCTCTGGGACTACAGCAACAGGTGATGATTCTCGTGCTGAACAATTTGGTAGAGAATTAGGGGCTACAATACAGGCAGAACTTATTAAACAAAAAAGACCTGGAGGTTTATTAGCATAATGGCTACTTTCCCCTCTATAACACCAAGTTTTTCTATATTAAAACAGGAAGCACCAAAACAACTTCTTGTATCTTTGGGTGATGGATATGAACATCGCTTAACAGTGGGTTTGCAACAAAATCCTAAAGTTTATAATTTTAGATGGACAAATATAACAGATGCACAAGCTGAAACTATACAAGCATTTTTGAATAGCAGAAAAAAAGATAATACAAGTTTTAACTTTACACCACCTAAAGAAGGGTTTACAAAAACTGGAACCTTTCAAAAAGCAGATGTAGGAGGTGTCCCAATTGTAACAGTAACAATTACATCTAAGCATGGTTTAGCAATTGGAGATACTATTTCATGTACTTTTACAGGAGGCAATCCAGCTAATGGCGATTATACAGTTGTAAACGATACAAGTGATGAAATTTTTACTTTAGAGGCAGCTACAGGAACTGGTGATGTTGGTGCTGGTACAGCTATATCTATAACAAAATCTGGAGTTGGTAAATATGTTTGCGATTCATGGTCTACTGATATAAATTATCCTACTAGAAATACAATAACAGCTACATTTAGACAAGTATTTGAACCATAATGGCGATACCAATATCAGAATTACAATCTGTAAATCCTTCTGCCTTAATAGAATTATTTCAGTTGCAATTAATATCAGGAATACATTATGCAAGTGGTAGTCCACCAGTTACTGACGGCATATATTATTTCCATAGTGGTACTTCTTTAAAAACAAATAATGCAATCATATGGAAAACTAAAACATATCAAAGATACCCTGTTGAATGTACTGGATTTGAATACAATAATAGTGGTGCATTACCAAGACCACAAATGCAAATAAGTAATGTTTTAAATTTATTTACAGCATTGATTGCAACAGTTAATACATACAATATTGGTAATGATCTTGTAGGTGCAAAATTTATAAGAATAAGAACTCTTGCTGAATTTTTAGATGCTGGAAATTTTGAGAATGATAAAAATATATTTGGAACACCCGATCCAAATCAAGAATTACCACAAGAAATATATTTTTTAAATAAAAAGCTTTTTGAAAACAGATCAGTCGTTTCTTATGAAATGGTTAGTGCTTTAGATTTAGTTAATGTTAAATTACCAAAAAGAATAGTAACAAGAAAAGATTTTCCTGGTGTTGGAGGTTTTGTATAATGACTTGGGAACAAGAAATAATAGATTATTCTCTCAGTTGTATGCCAGAAGAAGCTTGTGGTTTACTTGCTAAAGTTAATCAAACTATAAGGTTTTACAAATGTCAAAATTATGCTGAAGATAAAATAAATAATTTTATGATAGGAGTTGATGATTGGATGAGAATAGAAGATCAAGCTAACATTGTTGGCATAGTTCATAGTCATCCTAATAGTAAAGCTGAATTAAGTGAACCAGATAAAAAAAATTGTATAGGACTTGATTATCCTTATTATGTAGTCAGTTGTTTAGATAAAAATTTTAAAGTATTTTATCCAAAGGACTTAAAATGATGCTTACTAAAATTATTGTTTATGGTAAATTAAGAAAATTATTAGGTAAAAAAGAATTTGAGGCTAAGTTAAAAAATTCAAAACAAGTTTTTTCTTTTCTTACAGCTAATTATCCTCAAATATCTAAGCAAATATTAGAAATGCATTATTGTATAAAGTTAGATGATAAATATTTAGAAAATGATGAGGATATTGAAAAACCACATGGTAAAAAAACTCTTAGAATCATACCTATTGCACAAGGTTCATGGGTGTGGTTAGCTGCTTTTCTTGGAGGGAGTAAGATAGCTGGTGCTGTCGCAGCAACTGTTAAAGCAGTTACATATTATTATGCAATGAGTTATGCTGCTAATTTTGTTTTAAAAACATTAAATCTTGTACCAGAAGAACCAAATTTTAATGAGCTTGATAAAGCTGGTAAAGATAAAAGTATTAGTAGTGCATTTAATGGGATTTCAAATACTGTGAATGCAGGTGTTGCAGTACCTATATGTTTAGGTGAGACATACACTGGTTCTGTTGTTATATCCTCTACATTAGATACAATACAATATTCAGGTCAGGGTAAGGAAACATGAATCAATCTGGATTTAATAGTGAGTTTGAACTACCCCAAGGTGTAAAACCTAACAGTAATTTTTTAACAACAGTACAATATGCAAAATTTGTAGATTTAGTTTCTGAAGGCGAAATCGAGGGTTTTAAAAGTGCTAATGATACAGAATATATGAAAGGAACATATAATTATAATCTTGCTGCACTTAAAGATGTATTTTTTGATAATACTCCAATCATAAAAGAAAATGCAGATTTAAGTGTTTTAGATGATGATGACCTAATAGATTTACAAGATAAAGATTTTAATTTTAATGGAATAGGGTTTAATTTTAGAGAGGGTCGTAGTAATTCAACTATTAGTGTTAGTGCATCAAATCTTTCATATACACAAGCTAATGGAAGCACTAAATGTACATTTACATCTACAGATGCAAATTTTGCTTTAGATAAAGGTGATGTTGTTAGGGTAAATTTTAGTGCAGGTTCTGGTTCGATTACTGGTGTAAAAAATTTTAAGGTTATTGAATCTAATAATGTAAATACTTTTTCAATAAAAAGACCAGTTGCTTCAGGCACTTTATCAGGCACTGCTCAGGCTAATACAACTGCAATTACTCACATACCTGATACAGAACAAGTAGAAACTCCTGTAAGTAACGCTGCCTTTGGATCTGTCATACTTCATCAGAATCCAGTTTCAATACAAGTTCCACATGATGCTAATAATCCTATTGATGCAGTAAGAGTACAGATTGGTGCTGATGCTTTTTTTAAAGGTAATGGAAAGAAAGTTAAAGTAAATTATAGAATACAAATTGTACAGAATGATGGAACAGAAACAGATGTTTTTGATAGTCAATTCAACAATTCTTTAGTACAACCTAGTAAAGCAGCGTTTAAAAATCTAATAATTTTAGGAAAAACTACAAAAAAGTTTACTAGAGATCATTTAATACAAATACCATCAACTTATAGTTTTCCTATACAAATAAAAATATCACGTTTAACAAAAGATAGAAAACCATCAGTAGCAGATAAAATTAAATTTGAAGGAATGTTTACTGTAATTAATGAAAAACAAACATATCCAACATTTGCACATACATTTTTAAGATTAAATTCACAACAATTTAAAAGAGTACCAAAAAGAATTTATAAGCTGAGAGGAATAAAAGTAAAGATACCAACTATTGGAACTGTTAATAATGAAACTGGTGCGATATCATATCCAGACCCATCTGTTACACCTTTTAATGGTGTATTAACAACTGCAAAAACATGGACAAGTGATCCAGCATGGATACTATATGAACTATTAACTAACTCAACATTTGGTTTAGGTGATTATATTTCTGAATCACAGTTGGATGTTTATTCATTTCAAGAGGCATCAAAATATTGTGGTACTTTAGTTGAAAACTTAGAATCTAAAAATGTAAAAGAACCACGTTTTAGTATTAATGCAACCCTTAATACTAGAGAAGATGCTTATAAGGTGATTAAAGATATTTGTTCTGTTTTTAGGGCTATACCTTTTTACACAGAAGGTGCAATAAATATAAACCAAGACAGACCGCAACAATTACCTGATTATATTTTTAACAGAAGCAATGTAACTGAAGAAGGTTTTAACTATGTTGGAACAGATTTAAGGGAAAGAGCAACAAGAGTATCAGTATCGTACTTTAACCCAGAGACACTTAAAAATGATGTTGAGCAGGTAAGTTTACAAGACTTATTTGGGAGTTCAACAGATACAACTGCTAAAGAGAGTTTGGGTGAGATACATGAAAAGTTTACTGCTTTCGGTTGCACATCAAGAGGTCAAGCAATCAGAGCAGCAAGAATGCTTTTATTTGAAGAACAGAGAAGTACGCAAACAGTAAATTTTCAAACAACACTTGAAGCTGGAGTAAAATTAAGACCTGGATCTTTAATTGAAATACAAGACCCATTAAAAGCTGGTTTGCGGAGAGGTGGCAGAATTGTATCTGCTACAGAATCAAGTATTACAATTGATGATGCAAATGCCACTGACATACCATCTTCTGGAACTAGAACACTAAGCGTTTTATTAAAAGATGGAACAGTTGAGTCTGGAACTATAGATACAATAAATGGTGCGACAATCAATGTAAATAATATTACTAGAGCAGATGAAACTACTGGCAACTCAACATTTACAACAGTACCAAATGCTAACAGTGTTTTTACTATTGAGGATTCAAGTGTAGAAAATCAATCTTTCCGTGTAATATCTGTTTCAGAGGATAAAAACCTATATGCAATATCAGCTATTTCGTATCATGCTAGTAAATATGATTTTGTTGAAGGTATTATAAATGAACTACCAATACATAAAACTACTATTTTAAATGAATCACTAGAACCACCAAAGGGTTTAACACTTACAGAAATTAATTATATAGAAAATGGTCAACCAAAAAATAAAATTGATATACAATGGCAACCTGTTGTTGGTGCAGCAAGCTACACAGTGGAATATGATTCTCCAGCTATTGACGTGCAAGAAGTTATAACACAAGGAACGAGTTTTGAAATATTAGATGCTGAACAAAGTTTGTCTGGTGATGCTGATCTAGATCAAAATGAAGTGGGATATGACATAAAAGTATATGCAAATAAAGGTGATGGACAAAAATCTAATGTTCCATCATCAGCTACATTTCAGGTGTTAGGTAAACAGACACCACCTGATGATATAACTGGACTTACTGTTGAACCTGTAGATAAAAACTTTGTAAAATTACATTGGAATAAATCTACAGATGCATATGTTTTAAATGGTGGAAGTATTTACGTCAAACACACAAATTTAACAAGTGGTGGAAATTTTCAAAATTCAAGTCCAATTATTGATGCAGTTCCAGGCAACTCAACAGAAGTTATTGTTCCAAAAATATCTGGCACATATGTAATAAGAGCCAAAGATTCAAATAACAGATTTTCTAATAATGAACAAACAATACAGTTTACTTTGGATGATTCTAATGCAGATGATCAAGATACAATTACAAACATAAATGAAGATAGTGCCAGTTTTGCTGGTACAAAAACAGGTGTTGCAATAACTTCAGATGGCACTGGTTTAGAAATGATATTAGCTGGTGATGGATTATTTGATGATGAGACTGATTTTGATACATTAACACCTAATTTAGATCAAATCGGAGACACTATTTCAACAACTGGAACATATGAATTTACAACTACTGGAGATCTTGGTGCAAATAATAAAATGCCTACACATTTTATAAAAGAAATTGCAGCAACTACATTTTTAAAAAATACACAAATAGATACAAGAAATAATATTGATTTATTTTCTGATATTGATGGCACAAAGGTAGACGAACCAAAGGTTGATTTATTTGTCGCTACGACTGATGATGATCCTGGTTCTGGAAGTCCTACATTTACTGCATTTGAAAAGTTTAGTAATGCCACTTTTAAAGGTCGTGGCTATAAATTTAAAGCTGTATTCACATCAAATAAACCTGATGAGAATATAAAAGTTACTACATTAAGAGCTACAGGATCCCTTGCACAAAGAACAGAAACACAAAGAGAAGGAACTTGTGTTCATACTGTAAATGGAGATTTTGTTTCAAGTGCTAGTGCTGGAACAATAACAGTAACACCAACTACATCAGGAATAAGTGGAACAATAGTCGGAACGGATATTTTAAATGGAGATACAGTAAATTTAACTTTTACAACAAATACGTTTACTGGTACATATGTAGCAACTGGTGGTACAACGAATATTGATATTACTATTCTTAATCATGGTATAGATGTTGGAAGTTCAGTTATACTAGATTTTACAAGCGGTTCTGCTGCTGATGGCACATATACTATTACTGGTTCAACGACACATAGGATTATTGTAACTTCTGCAACTTCATTAGATACATCTGGAAACGTAACTGTTACTATACCTAAACCTGATGATGGTACATATACTGTAGCTTCAGTTAGTGGAACTACAAGTTTTACTGTAAATGATTCAGACGCACCTACTGTAAGTGGGTCAAATCTACAATGTGTTACTAAAAAAACAATGACTTCAAATGAAGGTGTTACAACAGGTGGAACTGATGCTGGCTTAGTAAGAAGCGGAGCTTTTGGTGTTACTTGTACTTTTTCTAAAAGATTTAAAACACCACCTACAGTAAATGTATTTCAATCTGGTGCAACATCATTGTTCTATCAACCTGTAGCTATAACAGAAACAGAATTTACAGTGCGATTTGCAAATGCATCAAATGAACTAGTAAGCACCTTATTTTCCTATCAGGCTACAGGTTTTGGAAAAGGTGATACATCATAGGCATATCTTCTTTTTTACTGTAAACTTAAATTATCTAATAAAACCTAATGGCAAGAGTTGACGATACAGGAGGAAATGGCTTTACAGTCGATAATAATGTTGGATCTGTTTTTAGAACAAAAATAAATCAGTGTTTTGCTGCGATAAACTCATTAAATTCTGGTTCTGGTAATCCATCAATTACAACTGCTTATCAGCCATCAATTAATTCTGATAGCGATATTTTATCTATAAGAAATGGTGCTAATAACGCATTTGTGCAGTTAGGCTATATAGATACAAATTTTGGTATAAATAAACCAGCTTTTGCAGTTAGGCCGAGTGCAACACAAGCAATAGCTAATACTACTTTTACTATTGTTAGTAACAATACAGAAATCTTAGATACAGACAGTGCATACAATACTTCAACTTATAAATTTACAGTACCAACAGCTAAAGGAGGTAAATATGTTATAGGCGGTCAGGTGTGTATTGATGATTTACAGGATGGTGATGCAATCCAAATGTCTTTTTATGTAAACGATGCACAGTTAACAGCTTATGGAAAAGTTTCAAGAGCTTATTGTTCTGCTGCTGATGTATTTACATCAGTTCATGCCCAACTTATACTAAATTTATCAGCAGGAGATACTGTGGCACAATATGTAGAACACAATGAAGGCAACAACCAGAATACAGTCACGGATGAAACCTGGTTTTATGGTTATAGGTTAACGGTAAGCTAAATGGCACAACACGATGGAGTAATTGATAATGGAACAGGATCTGCCGTTAGAACAGACATAAATAATGCTCTTGCTGCAATAAATTCTAATAACTCTGGTGCATCAGATCCTAGTACAACATATGCGTACCAATTTTATGCAGATGAAGGAGATAACACATTTAAAATTAGAAATGCATCAAATAATGGGTATATAAATATATCAATTGTAGGTGGATTAGGTACAGAAAATTTTGGATTAGCACCATTATCAGGTGCAACTTTTACTGGAACAGTTAAATTAAATGACAACGTAAAAGCTGTATTTGGAACTTCTGATGATTTAGAAATCTTTCATGACGGAACCCATTCTAGAATCAAAGATGTTGGAACTGGTAATTTATTTATAAGTGGTACGAATACACAGTTAATAAATGCTGCTGGTAGTGAAACTATTGCAAAATTTACTGAAGATGGTCCCGTAGAACTGTATCACAATGGCACAAAGACTTTTGAAACTACGGCATCAGGATTTTCCGCAATAGGCGGCACTTTTACGGGTGATGTCATATTAGATAATCAATCTGATTTAAGATTTGAAGAGGCTACTGCTAATGGATCTAATTTCATTGCTTTGCAAGCACCAGCAGCAATAACATCTGATGTAACTCTTACACTACCAGCCGTTGCTCCTACAGCAGGGCAAGTTTTACAAGCTGACAGTTCTACCCCAACAACTCTTACATGGGGTTCGGCATCTGGTGTAGGTGGTGGAACAGGTATAGATTTTAATGACAGTGTAAAAGTAAGATTTGGAACTGACAATGACGCAGAAATTTACCACAATGGCAATTCCTTATACATAGATAACAACACAAATCATATTTACATTAGAAGTAATGTAGATGGTGACGATGGTGGCAATATTTATCTACAAGCAAAATCAGGTGAAAACGGCATCATAGTTCAAGATGATGGCCCAGTTAATCTTTACTATAATAATTCAGTTAGGCTTTCCACCTCTTTAGATGGCTGTACTATTAGTGGTGCTTTAGCGGGTGTTGGTGTTGGTACTGCTGTTGCTATATTGAGAGAAAAGCAAGCACATGCTGTTGATGCTGGTACTTTTACTAATGGAGCAGATAGGGTAAGAGTTTTAAATACAGAAGAACATGATGGAGAAAGTTTTTGTACTTTAGATACAAGTACAGGTGAATTTACGTTACCAGCAGGGACATATTTAATGTTTTTTCAAGCAGGTGGATTTGACATTGGTGCAAATAGAACTAAAATTGTAACTGATGGCGGTACTGATAAACTTTTTGGAAATAATGTCTTTAGTAGTACAAGCTATCCTAACGTCATGATGTCTTTTGGTTTTGGTGTAGTTACTAATGCTTCATCAGAAGGTTATTTTCTCAAACATAGGTGTGCTACAACAAAAGCATCTACTGGGTTAGGAAGAGACTGTAATTTTGCATCAGAAGAAGAATTTTATGCACAAGTTGTAATATGGAGGATGGATACTTAAATTATGACTATTAACGCAGACGTTGACATTGATTTAGCTATTGAGCAACTTGGCTTGAATAACAATGAATATGTTTTAAATAAGACAACACATAGTATTGCAAAATGGTACGATGACGGCAGAAATCCAGATCCACAACCTACTGATGAACAGATAAATGCAGCTTGGGAGGCTTGGAAAGCTGCAAATGGTTCTTTAGCTTTAGTTGAATTAAGGTATCAAAGAAATATAAAACTAAAAGAAACTGATTGGATGGCATCACCTGACAGGACAATGACAGACGCACAAAAAACTTACAGGCAAGCATTAAGAGATTTGCCAGCAAACCAAACACCAACAGATACAAAATTATCAAATATCACATGGCCTACTGAACCGACTTAATGCCACAGTTATCATCTTTAGTTTTTATACATTTAACAGAAAACGGAAAAACAGAAGAAGAAGCAAAAGCAATAATATCTGATGTAAATAAAATTATGTTATTGGATAGTGGTAATGGTGCTGTTATAAAGACCTGGAATGTATCAGATGTAATAAGGCCAACTCAGATGCACATAGACAGTTATAAAGAATTGGCTGATAAATACGAAAAAAATAATCGGGTTATTAAAAACAGAAAGCAGCAATATAAAGAGATACGAGAACAGTTTTCTATGATGACCAAAGACATTGAAAAGTATGGCGTACTAGATAACAGGGGCGAGTGGTTCAAGCATTGCAGCCAAGTAAAGAAAAGCAATCCTAAATTTTAACCTTTCTAGTTAAATAACCTAGTGTTAAATATATAGGTGCAAATGACGTAATTGTTGTTATTGCTAAAATATAAATACAAGCATACATAATTTTTTTCATGCTCAATAAAATCTGTCAGGTTCTTTCAATTATCTCATTCTTGATGGTTAGTTCAATGAGTGTAGGAGGATTTCTTGCATATCGTTACATGAAGAGTCCAGAGTTTGAAAGGACACTGAAAAATAAAATTATGGGTGATTTGCAAAAGGCAATGCCAAAGGCTATAGAAAAAGCGATACCAAAAACTACAGGAGAATCAATACCTTTATTTAAAAAATAAATGACAGAATCTAAAAGAACTCCATCAAGAGTCCGAACACGTTTTATAGCAGTTTTGTCATTAATAATATCTGGAATTACTTTTGGATCAGGCTTTATGGTTTTTTTGTATATGAAAAGTCCAGCCTTTGAAAATCAGCTGTTAGGACAAGTAATGAAACATATGGATTGGATTATTGCAGAGGAGTTTGATAAAAAAGTAAAAGAATTGAAACCATTACCTGTTGTTAATACTAACGATCCAAATAAATGGTTTTGGGATTATATTGAAAGGAGACAAAAAGAACAGATTGAAGAAGAATTAAATTGGTAGATTAAATAGTAATGCCTATAGATAATATTTCTGAGATAAAAGTACCAAAGATTGATGTTCCGTTAATTAATAACAATATAAATAATCCTTTTCAAGTATTGAACGTACCAATGCCATCTTTGATGATGCCAGGTTGTGTACGTTATCACAGAGATGCTTCACCAAAAAATACTGCATTATATGATGATGATCCTTCTGGTACTGTAATAAATTGTCCTTATGGTTCAATGCCTTCATTTGAACCTTTGTTATATGACAGAAGAAAAATTGAGATTGTTGAGACTAAGGAAAAAAAGAATGAGACAGCAGAAAATGAAACAGTACAACCTGAGACAAAGAAACCTGAGATACCAAAGAAAAAAGAAGAAGATGTATTCATAAAATGTCCAGGTGACAAAGATTTAAGAGTTGGTATGTACGCTTCAGAAGATAGGTTAGAAAAGGTTATCGGCCATAAAATTTCTGAAGATGGCAAAACCTGCATTACGTTATTCGAGCAAAGTCGATTTATTGATCGTTGGATACCATCTCCTCCTATTATTGTTAATACTAGCCTCATCGCAATTACTGCTGCTACATCTCCTCTTTTAGTCAATTTACTAAAAGGACTAATTAAAAATGCTATAAAAAAGCTGACAAAGAAGAAAAAAGATGTAGAATAGTACATAAGCAACCAGACCTGATAAAGAGTAGATTAAGTTCTACCACCTCACTGTCAGAGCGTCAGTTGCTTTTTTAGACAAGTAAAAACCCGTAGCTTGTCTACTTACAAATTCTCAGATGTAGTTATCATATAAATAGAAGTAGAGGGTACTTAAAACGTAAGACACTTTAAGGATATAGACACCTTCTACTTCTGCTTTATTTCATGCTTGTGCGGTAATACCTGACCTTTCTTTGGAACGATCTCTATATCTTTACATAAATTATAATAAGGACTTGATTTCGCAAATTGTATTCCAGCGATTTTTTTCTCTCCGCAATGTTTCAAGCGACTGATATGCCAATCAAGTTCAAGGTTCTTTAATCTTTGCTTTTGTATATTGATCTGAGTCTGAGCAGCATCTTTACATTGTTTACCAAGTTGTCTATCTAGTGGGATAGAAAAATTCATGGTAATCCCTGTACCTATGGCAAAGCTATCTTTATTCGTACCAGAATAATTTTTTTGATTATAGAGTACGACCCCAGGATTATCGGGCACACCATCTCCGATGGGTGAACCATCATCATCAAAATCACCAACTAAATCTGTTGGATCGTAAACAGGAGTTTCATAATAATGTTCAAATGGTTTTCGATAATTTGTATTGAATGTAGTAAATGGAGTTATAGTCATCATTGCCCCCTGACATACAATATTTCCTCCGAAAGAATTAGAGTGAAAACTGCCCGAATTAACATTCCAGTTCTGATTAGTC